AGTTCCTCCGAATGTGACAATCGGTGCACCCTTGGGCCGAATCAGGGAATAATCAAATACCACTTCTGGCTTCTGCGGCATTAGATAAGATTCTAATTTCATCTTCAATGACTCTACCCAACCCTCACGGGAATCAGGAATTTGGTAATACGTAATGGTTTTAGCTTCATCCTGCGATTGGCCAGGAGAATAAATCACAAATTCTTTCTCCGCGCCGCGAGTGTCGTAGCCAACTCCCACACCGAGCATTGACACATTCATCAAAAACGTAAAAGGATTGCTAGGATCTGCCTTGGTCATGTCATGCGTAGAAATAAACGCGCAATTCTGTAAAGCTGTAGAATCCTTACGTCCGTTCACTACATAAGTCCCCATGGCAAATAACCCGCGACCGGGCGGAGTCCATTTCATATTGAATAAAAGATCATAAGCTTCTTGAGCAGATTTCTGTGCCTTATGATCATTCCATGGAAGTACGTGCTCCTTTGCCCAATCTTTTTGGATTGAATACATTCCCTCGATTACTCGACGACAAGTTTCCCACCATCGCTCTTTTGAGCCATCTTCTTTAGTACGCGAATAGGTGCGGATAAATGTGATTTCTCCGAGGCTATTTCCGCCAGCGTCACGGAAGCCAAACGGAGCTTCCCGATCTTTGTAACCGTCCACAAAGGAATCGGTCAAATTGAAACTAAGATAAGACATAATTTCCTTTCAACGCCAATAAGGGAGCAAGATCGAAATGACCTTGCTCCCTTATTAAGTAAGCAATATTTAATTAGCGGCGTTGAGCGCGCTGTGCGTCAAGACTGATTGCATGTGTCTCGACACTAATGACATCAACAGGCTTTGCGTTTTTTCCTGCATATTTCAGTTTATCTATATTGAAGATCCTTGATCTCCCACCATTCCTAGAGGGATTGCCGGGGAAGTATGGACCAATAACTTCTACAAAGATATCATTGTAAGTATTAGAATCAGGAACTATTCCAGCGTATCTCCATAATCCCTGGAATCCTGTTACTCTAACAGGCCATGACGGACAACTCTTAGACCTAGGACCAAATACTAGACAACCATTTTCATCAATGATAGTCATGAGAGGTCCATTTTAATGAACTGTTCAACTAGGAAAGCTTTCAATCTCTCCATTCCTGCTTCAATGGTCAATGAAGAATGTAGGTAGATCTTTTTGAAATAAGGTCTACTTTCTTTATTATCTTGGAACACTAATTCTTGTACATTATACACATGTGAAATGTAACCCAAATCCTGAGGATCATCAATTATATCTTCTTGCCACAATTGCCAAGAGACAGGTTTGACTTGTGCATAAACCATAGACCTGAATTCAGTTTCCTCTAACATTTTACCCTCAGCCGGGCCACCAATTACAAGAAGCTTATTCGTTTTCTTTGTAGATGTTCTTGTCCCACTTACCTTTTCTTCTTCGTACTGGTTTTCCCTTTTCTGAAGGGATGTTTGAGTCATTAGTAAATTTTCCCTCATTGTTATTATATTCCTTGGGTTCGTAACGACGATCCCGATTATTACGCCTTGGCACGATCACGCTTCTTTACAGGAAACAACTCTTTCAGATCTTTTGCCATTTTATCGCCTACGATTTCAGAAAACTTGAATCTTCCAGCGACTGAAAGGTCAGTTATTTCGTGTCCACTAGGTACAGCTTCACCGGCCGGTAGTCGATAATTGTGTTCATGCCCTTTTTTATCTTTAGTAGTGGCATAAAACTGATGAAACATTATACCTCCACAATAAGTTGCTTAACACCGCCGCCAAAGTTAACGAATACAGTTACCTTAGAATCTTCTAATGGTTTTTCGTTAATCTTAGCTAGGCCAACAGCTTCGTTAACATTATCTAATAATTCCTTTAAGGACATTCCCTTTTTTGGACTATCCGCTTCATAGGACACTTTACGTGCCAATGTAATTCACCTCCCAGGCATCCATGTTGCGAGGAGTCCAGTATCGTAATTGACTTAGTTCACTTGGTGTATCGTGCTTCGCAAACAGACTCGATTCAAATACTCTTCTCATGGCTGCTCTATTTCTATAATTCTGAGCTAATAGATCCCCTTTAGTAGGCTCGTTTTTAGCTCTCTTTTTCTTTGTCATGGTGCAACTCTTCCGTTATTTACAAAGGACTCCCAAGCATAAGGAAATGCCTGTGAGAAATAGATTTCATATTGTCGTGCGACCTGATCGATTTCCCACATAGGAAAAGTAGGGAATCTCGCTGAGGAATCCTTAACTCTCAGGCTTAGGAAATTCATCAATGCACGTGGATTCATAGCAACAATCATAGTTGACATGAGATTTAGCGGTAATACCATTCTAGATATTTCTTTTGCGATTCCATTATTTAGCATCTCTTTATAGGCATCCCATGACATCTGAGAATTTAGTTTAAAGTAATGCTGTACTGCACCGAATTGTTCCGGAGTTCCTGGCTCAAATATATAGGCACCAGGCTTACCAGTCTGAATAAGTGGCCGCGTAAAATCAGGTACATAGAAATTAGGTTTCATTTCTGTATAACGACCAGACATTTCATTGTACGATGCAATTCTATGCCGATGATGCTCACGAAACACCACGATCGGGGCAGTGACTCTGAAACGCATTAATCCTTGTTCAAATGGACTACCGTGCCGGTCACGCATGAGCATATTAACTAATCCCTTTACCCGTGCCGGATCTCCTTCTTCTGCTCTTTCACCCATTGTGGATACCCAAGCAGCTCTCGCGATTTCCAGATCAGATCCAAGGTGATCGATGTACTCTACCTTCATTTCACTAGTGAAATTGAGTCTTTCACTCACTCGTAGGTCACCTCGATAGGAGAGACATCGATAGTAAAGGATTGATTGCCAATTTGTGCAGTAACAGGTGGCAAGACTAAATGTAGTGTATCACCCTTCTGAAGCACAACAGTTCTTGGATTCTCAATACCGTTAACTGTCAGAGTAATACTGCTTGGAGATTCTTTACGCTTAATATCCATCCTCCATTGTCCTTTACCGATTTCCACGTCTAGCCTTTCTTGCTGCCTTATTCTTAGCTCTACGTTTCTGAGTCGCAGTTTCGTTTACTCCATGAATGTTGCCGCCGCGTTTCCAGATATTAAACATCATAAAGGCTTCTCTGGTTTGAGTGGCAACTTTCAATTCTCTAAGATTGTCAAGTTGCTCATCAGTTACTCCGAGCTTTTCTTTTAATCCTTTAATTTCTAATCTTGGATCTTCCATCATTTCCCTTTACCAAAGATATCACCGGGGTCTTCACCTTCGTCTTCACCTTCATGATGGTGAACAACAATTACATCTGGAGACTCCTCTGTGGAGTCATCAATTTCGAATAGATGAAAATCGAAAATAGTCAATCTACCTATAGTAAATAGCAGCCTCACTGTGCTAATACCCTCTTTAATTGTTTAGTTAACCTAGCGATTTCTTTGTTATGCTTTGGAGTTTTCATCAGGAATTTCAATAACTCTATCGCTGCTTCTTTATCCATTTCAATGACATATGGTTCGCTTGTCGCTGGGAACTCCATTGCATAGACGATAACTCGTGACATTAGTACCTCTCACCATTTACCATAAAATGTCCATCAGGATTGATGGGCACTAATTCAGGAAACACCTCATCACCATTCAACCACAGAATGCCAAATGCCGTTCCCCAATTATTAAGTCTAGCGCGACCTAAGTATTCGGCCGCTGGAATATCCATCATGTGCCCAACTTCGAGTCCCGCAAAAGCTTCTCTCTTATCAGATAGTCCCTTTGAGGACCAGACAAGGGCTGCTCTATGTGTATGTCCACAGACGACTGATTGATGAATTTCATTCGCGAGGTTAAGCGCTGTTGCTCCTGGGACTTGAGAAACTCTACCCTCGTCGCCATGCGCCATAATCCAATTAGGAGCAATCGATACAGGAGATTCATGCCACTCGATTCCGAATTGATCAAGTCTAAGAGCGTTTTGGATATTGAATTTATAACCTTGGATAGTAAGTCCAGCAATGCCAGGTAACCGTTTCTCGATCGCCAATTCCAATCTTTCATCATGATTGGATCTGACGAGATCCCACGGACCATCGTATTTTGTACGGTAATATTCCAAGAGTTCTCGGGTCTTTTCGAAACCACCTTCTAATCCTCCATCGAATTCTTGTCTCAGACCTTGTGCCCATCGGCCGATCTGAGTTGAATCTGTCATATCGCCTACATGGCCTAATCGAATTGGCTGAAAGTCCCCAACAAAATCAGCTACACGTTTAATGATATCTTCTCGATGTAATGGTACTTGCCAATCCGGAAGAATGACTACCGCATTAGTTTTATTACTCATTTATCTCCTTATATTTCTTGCGACCGTGAACATGTTGAATGTACAAATGTCCCTTGTCTGGTTTCCCTTGATCTCGGAACCATGCGGTAGCCCACAATTGAGTAGGCCCTTTCCACACATTGATCACGATCTCTCGATATTTATTTAGAATTGAAGCATCATCAGCCGGTACGGCTTTAGTATCTAGGCGGAGAATTAGACCATATACGTGAGCTTCAATAACAGGTTCTTCACAATGGGAGACAGGACATCGCGAAAGCCATGCCCTGCCTTCCGTAAATCTCATCCGTATAATTCCTTGCCACATACGTAGCAGTTGGAATCCATTGGTTCAGAACATTGAGTACATTTTGGAGTGTCGGTTGAAAGTCTATTAAATCTAAATAGCTGTTTGCACATTGCCTGAACAATGGTACCTGATACAGGCATAAACTCTGGGTGATGATGTTCAGCACAAAAAGGGATAGCGTGTGCATGTTCATCGTCTCTTAATTCCTCTTCGATATTTACTTGAATATCAGGAGTGAGGACCGGGATTAGCATTGATGCGCTCCTCTGCACCTCTTACATATTTCATATCAATAGGCCCGCTATTTACTACTCTGACTTCAGCATCGGGATTAACTTTAGCATTTTTGATTAACTCGGCAATATCTTCCGGCCCACGCCACCCTTTTCGATAGAAGTAATTCACAACATTCAATGCCACTGCTCGATCAATACCTGTCGGCATGGAACCATAGCCATTAGCAATAATATCCATTACCTCATTGACAATTCCTTGATTCATTTGCACTTACCTCCACTTACTGGCGGGGCTTCAGGTGGTTTAGAAGGTCGTTCTGGTCGTTGAGTTTTAGGGGCTTCTTCTTGGCCTTTTCTATCGATGAAGTTCATTTCTGACTCTCCAAAGCTCTACGTACCTTACTATTAGCATCAGATAACAAACTCTGAGCCTTTTCGTATAAGACCGTATTATCGTCTCTGGGAATATTAAGTTGCTCTACGTCGTAAGAAAATTCCATACTGTTCACTGTAACTTGGATCTGTACTTTAATCACTTAGTCCATCGCTTCCCTTTGATTTCCCATTCCACATCAATGGGCACACCTTTGAATTCTGTAGTCATGCATTCGGCGATTGCTGCTCCGATTTCGCTGGCTTCGTTCTCGGGGACAGATGCAACAATTTCGTCGTGCACCACCAATCGGATGTATTGACCGAGTCCTCTTTGGTGAGCCTTATTAATGCCCGCTGCAAACAGATCTCGTGCAACCGACTGAATAGCATAATTCGGAGCGGCATAGGAAGGTGAGACAATAAGCCGTCTTCCAGTTGCCGTATAAAGGATTCCACCTGTCTTTTCAACATTATCCTTTAGTCCAGTTGCCCATCGATAGTAAGTTCTATACTGGTTGTCGAATGCTCTGATTGCTTTAGTTACTTGCGCCATGCTGGGCATGTAGCCAGTAGTATCCGATTCAGCCATCTGGGTATAAATACCTTTGGCACCACCAAGATAAAGGCGGCCGAATCCGATGGGCTTTGCGGCCTGACGTTGCCCCTTATTAAAATTCGCTCCAAATAGAGCAGTCGCGGTAACTTCATGTAAGTCTTCACCGTTCTTGATCTTTCCAATTAGGACCGGATCTTGCGAGACTGCTGCGCCCACGCGGAATTCCACCTGTGCATAGTCAGCGGTAATAATAACTTCGCCATCGTCAGCAATAAGTGTTCCTCGCACTCGTGGGTCATCCCGTGGGAACTGCTGAATAGGAGGATTTGAAATCGACATCCTATGGGTTGCTGCTTGCATAGGTCGAATATTTGGATGAATTCGTCCATCTGTTCCGAGTTCAGCTCGCATTCCCCGAATGTAGTCAGCATAGTGCTTATTTCTTTTTGCTTCGAATACCGCTGTAGCCAATCCTTGAATCTCTTTATTCTGTCCAAGATTCATTAACTCCTTAATAACTGACTTATCTAAAGATGGACGATTAGTTTTATCAGAGAACTTAGTCCATTTAACATCAAAGGATTCAAATACCTGAATAAGAGAAGCTGCCGCATTAGCATAAGACTTAGCAGTCTTACCCTTTGCGATCTTCCATTTTACACTAAGTTCTTTTTCGTACTTGTCTGCGATCTCGTCGTACTCGGCTTCCACGCGCGCAGCCCATTCGTCGTCAAAGAGAATTCCGTCTCTTTGCATCTGGGCAAGTCTCCACCCAAGCGGTCTTTCGTAATTGTAGAAACGCTCTAAATTGAGTTCCCTCATTTTATGTGTTCCTACTTCCGCTAATCGTGCGGTGAGGAAAACATCCTGTCCGGCATAGATATTGTATGCTGCATTATCGACAGGTATCATTGTCCACATATTGTCCTTATTGAATGCTCGACCAAAGAGACGCTTACCTTCCTCTAAGATCATTCCACGAGCATCTTTTTTAGAACCAGGATATACATACTCTGTACCAAGCTGTTCTAGCTTATGTCCAGAGCCGCCTTTCATAATGGGACGTGGATCGATAAGTCTGAATGCAGTTTCAGTATCCTGTGCACCCGTAAATGTGTTATCGAAATCGAGTCCTAAAGATGTTTCCATAGCGAGTGCGTCATAAACCCAGTTATGCCACCAAACCGGCCGACCATCCTGACCAGTTAAATCGTTAATGGCTTGCATGTGCCATTCAGGTCTAAGAATCCACGCCTTATCTTTGGTTCCTACTTGGACAATACGGATACGGAAATCCTTGGCATATTGATTAAGTCCAGTAGTTTCCGTGTCCGCTGCCCAGAATACATCAGTATTCCTATAGAGTTGGTAGGCTTCACTTAGATCATCATCAGGTAATGGAACATAAACAGTGCCTAACGGATGTGAATAAGTGATCATTTAACTCCTAATCCCAAGTGTTATCTTCTGCGTCCCAATAGTCATCGTCATTAGTCAAATAGAATTGACCATCTTCTTCGAATAATAATTGGTCACCATCATCGTCATAAGAATCTTCGTGTTCCTCATCATCATAGAAATGATCCCATGAATCATTAATGTCGCT